ACCGGCGCGTCTAAGGGCCTTTCCGTCGGGTTCCAGCCGGTCAAGTCCGCATGGAATCGCGCGAAAACCGCAGTCCAGCACCAGGCCGCTTCCCTCATGGAGGTCAGCCTTACCCACATGCCCGCCTACGCCACCGCAGGCGTGGGCGCAATCCGAGAAGGAGAACCAATGTCCGAGACCATGGACACGACCGAGGTGGTCTCGGTCGATACAGAGGCCCGCGAGGCCCTGGCCGAGGTGCGCGAGCACATCGCCTCAATCGAGGCGCGTGCGTTCACATCTGAGCCGGTGCACCCGTTGGCGCAGTTCCGCAGCTTCGGCGAATACTCGAAGGCCGTCCTCGCGGGCGACGTCGAGTCACGCGCCCTCGCGGACCAGGTGACCGCGAACAACCCCGGCGTTATGCCGCCCGTGTGGCTGCTGCAGGTCAAGGGAATCATCGACCTCGGCCGTCCGGCCATCACGTCGGTCGGTGGCCCCGAGTCTGCAGGCACCGCCGGAATGGAAATCAATTGGCCCTACTTCGATGGTGACCTTCTCGCCATCGTTGAGGCCCAGGCCAACGAGAAGGACGAAGTCAACTCCGTCGAGATCAACCTCGAAAAGGGCGACGCGACCCTGGCCACCTACGCGGCCGGTTCCGACATCTCGTACCAGCTGTTGCAGCGCTCGAACCCGTCCTACCTCGACGCGCACAACCGCATCATGGCGGCGTCCTACTCAACCGTCACCGATCGGAAGTTCACCAACGACCTGTGGGTCGGATCGAACAACACCAACGTGTACGACCTGTCGGCCGACACCACCGGCGCTGTGTTCCGCGAGCGCGTGTTCACCGCCTCCATGGAGGTCGAGGACGCCACCGGCGCACCCGCCTCGGTCGTGCTGGTGTCCACCGCCCTGTTCAGCAAGATCGGCGGATGGTCCACGTTCATCCCCGCCCCGTACAGCCCGAACAACGTTTCGGGTGTGGCGACCGCCAGCACGCTCCAGGTCGAGGTTTCCGGCCTTCGCGTGGTCCGTGCGAAGTGGCTCGACACCGACGCAGACCGTCACGCCATCGTCCTGAATGGTGAGGCGGCCCGGTGGGTCGAGGATGGTCCGCGCCTGGCAACCGCCGAGAACGTCGGCAAGCTCGGCCGCGACATCGCGATCTACGGTTACGGCGCCAGCGCGATCTACCTGCCCGCAGGTATCGTCCGGCTCGCCGAGAACTAAACCGAAGGGGAGTAGGGCAGCACAATGGCACTCGTCGATGGGCAAGAACTCGCGGACGTCCTGGACCTGGACTACGCGACGTACGACGACGCCCTCGACCAGGTCGCCGAGGCGGCTGACGACATTGTCGCTGCCCTACTCACCACGGCCGCAGTAACGGCCGAACCCGCACCATGCAAAGAGGCCGCGCTCGCTGTGGCCGCAGAAATCTGGCAGGCCCGCACCGCGTCAGGCGGCCAAGCCGTGTCGGTTGACTTCACCCCAGGGCCCTACCGGCTCTCCGTATGGCTAACCCGGCGCGTACACGCGCTCATCGGGCCATACATGAAAGTCACAGGAATGGTCGGATGACCCGTGCCTACACCCATAATCACCGAGTCGCGTGGAGACCTAACGACAGCGTTCACGGGACTCGGCCTCAACGTGTACGACTACTCGCCACCCGTCCCACAGCCGCCGTGTGTGGTCATCCTGCCGGACTCCCCATGGATCAGGCCCGACCGCGTCGGATCGAACCTCAACATCGAGGTGCGGTGGCGGGTGCTGCTTGTAGTCAATTCCAAAGCAAACAATGCGCAGCCCGACCAGATCGAAAAGGCCCTCGAGGACTTACTAGCGGCCGTGCCGGCCGGGTACATCGTGACCCTCGTGGGCTCGCCACAACTCACAGACGTCGGTGCGCAGGGCACCGTCACGACCACCGAGCTCAACCTGTCGGTGCGGCTCTCAAGTTAGGAGAATAGGAAATGGCAGTTGTTTCAGTAGCCGGGGCCGCGTTCACCGTGGACATCGCCTCGATCGGTTACGAGGACCAGGTGACCTCGGGCACCATCACGTTCGAGCCCACCATCGTCCGCACCAAGACCCTGAGCGACGTCGACTTCACCCAGACCGACCTCAACACCACCGGCACCATCGAGTTCCTGTACGACGAAAACAACGGCATGTACGAGGCGCTCTACACGGCCGTGGCAGGTGGCACCGGCGTCGCCCTCGACATACGTTCCGCGTCCGGGCATTGGGCAGGCAACGGCGTCATGATCGACAGCCTCGAGGCCAATTTCGAGGCCGCCGGTGTCGCAACCGCGACATTCAGCTTCACAGGTACATTCACCTTCAGCTAACCCACCTAACGTGAACGGGGATACGCCATGTTTCCAAAACTGAACATCTACCTAGACGGAGCAACAGAGCCCGTCGTCGTGCAAACCACGTCGATGGATTTCTGGACCTATGAGGAGCTCGCTGCAAAGCACAAAACGCCGACCAGCGAGCACGGCATGAGGCTCACCATCGCCTACGCCCACACCGAAGGCAAGGACCCGCACAGCTTCGCTGACGTGAAAGCCTGGGCCAAAATGCACAAGGCCCAGGTGACGCTAGGCGAGGCCCCGGACCCTACCCAGCCGGATCACACCGGCGACTCATAGTCCAGGCCGCAATCCGGCTAGGCCGACCCATCGAGGAAGTCCTGAAGTACCCGCCGGACCTCCTCACCACCATCATCGAGGAGCTCACCCGTGGCGATAACTGAGGCCTACATTGACGGCCTCAACGACGTGCTACGGGCCCTGCGTGCCCTGCCCAAAGAGGCCAACAACGAATTACGGGAAGCCTCGAAGGACATAGCGAACAAATACATGGCCCCGGCGTGGCGTGAGGCAGCGATGAATGCGGGACCGTGGGGCGAGAAAATCGCCGAGTCGGTCAAGGTCCGGCGCGACCGCGTCCCGGCCGTTCAGATCGGCGGCAACCGTCGAGTATTCAGCGGCGGCGCAACAGCGACAATGGTGCGCTACCCGTCCGACACCGGCCAAAAGCGTGACAGCTGGGCCCCATTCGAGAAAACAAATTGGATACAGCTCACCCGCAGCTACCAAGAACCCGCGCTACGCGAATGGGCACGCGCCGTCGATGACATTGTCGCCAAGTGGGAGAGAATGTAGCCGTGGCTAAGACCCTAACGATCTACCTGGCAGCTGACACACGGAAGCTCTCCCAGGGCCTCAACTCCGCCAACCAACAGCTGACCGGGTTCGGCGGCACCCTGAAAAACATGCTCGGGCCTGCCCTGCTCGGTGCAGCTGCCGCAGCCGGGGCCCTCGCCGTCAAGCTCGGTGTGGAAGGCGTCCAGGCCGCCATCGAGGACGAAAAAGCAGCCGCCAGCCTCGCCCAGACCCTCGAAAACCTGGGACTCGCCCACGACACCGCGCCCATCGAGGCCTACATCGACGCCCTCGCCCGCCAGACCGGCGTGGCCGACGACGCCCTACGTCCCGCGTTCGATCGCCTGGTCCGATCCATCGGCGACACCGCCAAAGCACAAGACGCCCTAAAGCTCGCCCTCGACGTGTCCGCCGGATCGGGCAAATCCCTCGACGCCGTCGTGCAGGCCCTCGGCCGCGCCTACGACGGAAACACGGCCGGGCTATCCCGCCTCGGTGCCGGGATCGACTCTGCAATCCTCAAGACCGGCGACATGGAGAAAATCACGGCAGCCCTCGCCGGGACGTTCAGCGGGCAAGCAGCCGTGGCCGCCAACACTTACGAAGGCCGCATACGGCGCCTAGGTGTCGCCGCCGACGAGCTGAAAGAAGCGTTCGGGTATGGCCTCCTGAGTGGCCTGACCGCGTTCGATGACGCCGCCGACAGCGCCACACAGACCCTGAGCGACCTCGAGCCCATTATCCAAAACACGGGCCGCGACCTCGGCATCATCGCCAGCGAAGCCCTCAAGGTAGCCAGGGCCCTAGCCGAGCTCGGAGGTGACACCGCCTCAACAAACGATGACCTAAGCCTCCTGAGCCTTTACAC